GATTGATAAATGGAATCACCTTATTGATGCGGCAAGATACTGGTGTATGGCTGAACTACAGGCACAGAAGTTTCAAGGTCAAGGTGGTGGTAGGTCAAGACAAGCTAAGTCAGTTTTATCGCGCAGGAGTTCACGATGAAGTGTGAGTTTATTTATGATGAGAGCTTGGTTCGGGATTGTATTGATATAGTTGACCGGATGTATGGCATCCACAACGTCATGCCGGACCTCACAGTTAATGACATAATTCATGGCTGTTGGGTTTATGCTTTGATATCAGATGATGAGCAGGTCTTGTACACGCTTGTGTTTTTGGATTGGACAGATAACAGGCAGGCTGACATCCATTTCGCTACGATCAGGAGAACCAATGTGATCAAGGCTTTCAAGATGGTGTGCGCTAGTGCATCTCCGTATGTAGATGAGCTGAGTGCGTATATTCCATTAGACAGACCGGATGTGGTAAAGATCGCATCTCGAGTTGGATTTAACGTAAAAAAACATAAAGGATATCATCATGGGAAGTTCAAACCCGATCAAGAAACCCAAAGTTGCGAAGCCACCAAAACCTGAGCCAGTTGCTCCTATCGTTACTCGTGAGAATGAGAACGTCAAAGAAGCTGTCGGCAACGAAAGACGCAGGCAGGCGAATATGGAAGGCCGTTCACAGCAAAGCCTACTCAATCCAGTTGAAGCTCAAGAAGATGAGAAAGACCTATTAGGGTGAATCTATGAAAACTTATTCAGTACAACAGCTAGGTGAAATGAAGACTAGGCTTGAGTCAGAGCGTGATCACATGAAAACGATCTTTGACTCCTGCTTGTTTTATTACCTACCTGAGATGCAGGCTGAGAAGGTTGACCGGAATAGATCCAATATTGCTGAGGAAAATCAGCCACTAGATCCAATTGGCCAACGTGCCGCAAGTATCTTAGCTTCTGGTATCTTCTCCAACACAATCTCAATGGGCTCTGAGTTCTTTGGTTTCCGTACCAATGACGAGGATCTTAATGATGATGATGAGGTCAAGCGATGGTTCACCAAGGCATCTAAAGAATGTCTCAGGCAGATGCAGAACTCAAACTACTCGATGATGGCCTACGAGGCTTTGCTTTATTATGTCAGTCTGAATACTGGTGTGCTTTACACAGGGTACGAGGATGAAGAGTTGGTTTACAAGAGTTTTCCGATTACTCAGTGCTCTATAAGTGAGGGCAAGGCCGGAGTGGTTAACACTATGTTTCGTTCATTTCAGATGACTCCACAGCAGGCCATTGAGAGATGGGGTAAGCTGAATTCTCCTGAGATGATCAGGGCATTCGATGATCCTGATAAAAGGTTCGTTCAGTATCCATTCTACCATGCAGTCCTACCTCGATTCGATATTGATAAAACAAAGAAAGATCCAAAGAATATGCCTTTCGCGTCTTACTATGTTGATGAGTCAAATAATCACATCGTTGAAGAGAAAGGATACCAGTCATTCCCTTACGCGGTACCAAGATTCACAAGAACTTCTCCCACTGCTTATGGTCGTGGGCCATCGTTCGCGTGTTTACCTACTGTGAGAGAGATCGATAGACTCCGAGCTGACATCATTGACGGCACAGAGTTGAAGCTTCTCCCTCCTGTTTTCTTACCTGCCGGATCAACTAATGAGGATGTGGACCTCGTTCCTGCCGCCATTAATTATTACAATCCAACATCAGGTCATCCTGTGTTCTATCAGCCTGATATCGATATTAAAGCAGGGCAGATGCAACGTGCTGACCTCAAGAATGATGTCATGGATCATTTCTACGCAAACATGTTTATGCAGATGAGTGAGACTGAGAAAGGTATGACAGCAACAGAGGTCAATGCCCGTAACTCAGAGAAGGCTCAGGCACTCACGCCAATTGTAAACAGATTGTATGATGAGTTTTTCTCGCCTACCATCACAAGAACACTTGAGCTGTTGATGAGTAATGACGTTTTAGAGCCATTGCCTAAAGCACTTCAAGGTAAAGAGTGGACTGTGGAATACACAACCAGGCTCTCGGCACTACTCAAGCAGATTGAGTCCAACTCAGCAGTCATGAGTTTTCAGCAGTCGATAGGGATCTACGAAGCATCAATGCAGATTCCCCAAGTCAATGAGATAGTCAACGTGGACAAGCTTGTTAGAGGTATTTACTACTCTAACAATGTTGACCCTGACGTAATCAGAAGCGAGGAAGAGACTGAAGAAATGAGAGCCGAAAGAGCACAGCAAGAGCAAGAGCAGATACAAACTCAAGCAATGTTGGACAAAATGGGCCCAATTGATCCAATGACTGCTCCAGAAGAAGGTAGCATGATCAAACAACAACTTGACCAAGGCATTGCATTATGATGAAGAACATCAGAGCAGAGCGCAAGGACGAGAGGGATGCTAAGAAGCAAAAGTCTGAAGATGTCAAGGCATTATATCAGATGGTTTTTAGCACTCCCGAAGCAAGAAAGGTATTGGCTCATCTCGATGCTGTATGCGGGTATAATGAGGACTCATTCGTTGAGAATCCTCACACATCTGCGTATAGACAGGGAAGGCAGTCAATAGCCATTCATATTCATAAGATTATTAACAGTTAATTCTTGGAGGAATTAATCATGGAAGGCACAACAGCACCAACGGCCGCACCGGCCACAGCACCAACAAGCGCACCAGTAGCAGATACTGGAGCATCAACGGGAATTCCTAACACTTCCGGAGTTGACACATCAGCTCCTGCGGGTAATGTAGATACTCAAGGCGGTTCTTCCGCTTCTCCTATCTCTTCCGGCAGTCTACTGGACACTCCCTCCTCCCCTCAACCTCATTCACCAGATTCTGCCGGAGGGGATCCTTCTTCCCCCACAGAAAACCTCATTCAGAATACTGATGCGAATAAACCTTGGACAGACTCCCTGCCTGAGAGTTTTCGCGACAATGTGAATGTATCCAAGTACAAGAGCATGGATGACTTTATGACAGGTCACATGAATGCTATCAAGAAGCTTGGTGAGAAAGGTATTGAGCGTCCAACATCGGATGCTGATCAAGCAACCTGGGATGCTTACTACGAGCGCATTGGCCGTCCAACAACTCCTGATGGATACACAGATTGGAAACCCGAAGAGGTGCTGAATGCTGATGGCACGACCACTGAGATGTTCACTGTCGATCCTGAGATGTATAAAGGTGCTCGTGAAGAGTTCCATCGACTCGGATTAAATGATGAGCAGGCTCAAGGTGTGATGAGTCTTTATGCCAACACATCTATCAGCCAAAGCCAAAGCCAAGCAGACATTCAAAATGCAATGGCCGCTGAATCTCAGAGCAAACTGCGCCAAGAGTGGGGCGATAAGTTCGATGCCAAGATGAAATCGCTCGTAGGTGTTGCAGACTCTCTCGGAATAAAGCAGGACTTGCTTGATGCCAAGCTAGGTAATAATTACAACGTCATCAAGATGCTCGACAAGATCCGTGGGCAGATGGGTGAGGCACAGATCACCGGAGATAACACCATTACAGGTGGTGGTTTCCAAGATCGACTCAATCAAATCATGAGCCATCCTGCTTACAAGGACAAGACTCATCCTGATCACCATCGTATGCAACAGCAGAGGCTAGATCTGTACAAGCAAAAGTACTAAATTAAGCTCAAATAAGCCACAAATTAACCCCTTCCAAATCGGTTGGGGTTTTTTGTTGCGTATAATCTAACAGATAAAGCAGATGGACACTCTGAAAAGACCCGTGACGCTAGAAATTCCCAAGCCCCGTATTCTCGGACACGCTTACCTCCCTTACAAAACACATATTTTTTATTCAAACCTAACCTAAAGGTATTTATTATGGCACTCGACAGCCACTGGAAAGTAGTATATGGAGACACAGTAACAGAGCTATCAGGCTTTCAAACTCGTGCATTCCTTCCCGCAACAGTAGACCGCCAAGCAAAGCGCGGTGAAATTGCATTATTCGACACAATCGCACCTGCTGATGAAGCAGAATTTAACGAGATGGCTACAGACACAAACCATCGTGCAGACTTTGAAGCAATTGGCGTTCCTGCTCTTGCTGACTGGCTTGCAATCCAAACTCCCCACATGGATGTTGAATTGGATAAAGTTCTTTGTTCTCCTTACGAGAATATCTGGGCTCACACTTTCCGTAACATCGATGAGATCGCTGAAAACGCCAACTCTGAGTCTATTAAGCTCAAGCAGGGCATGAAGCGCATTTGGAGACGTGAGGATCAGTGGATTCTTGACGCACTCTCTCGTCCAACAGAGCAACGTGGTAAAGATCCTGCATCTGCAGCCGCAATTGCTTTCCCTGTAGCTCAACAGATCAACGAGGCTGACGGCATCTTTGATACTGAGACTATCTCAACTATCGCCAAACTCTTTGAGAACAACTACAAAACTGACGAGAAGATCTATTGCATCATCTCGCCAACGGCCAAAAAGAATCTCATTGATTCAAGCGGTGGAACTATCCATAGTTCTGATTTTGTTGACGGCACTCGTTACTTCATGAATGGCGATCTCCCTGAGATCTACGGTGTTCACTTCATCGTGCATCCCCTTGTCTCTGAGTATTCAGCGACTTACCCTGATGCCTTCTTCGCTTATTGCTCCTCTGCAATCTGCTACAACCAGTTTGATGCACTTCAAACCAAGTTGGATGAAGACCCGTCCAAGAAGTTCAACATTGTTCTTCAGATCCGCGAGTACATCGGTGCTTGTCGTATCGATGATCTTGGCGTAGTGCAGGGTACACTCGGAGCTCCATAAGTTTCCTCCAAGAAAAACTGACCTCATCACTCTAGGGTGGTGGGGTTTTTTTGTGCCTATATATTCTGAAAGCGTATATTCAATAAAAAAGGATTACCGATGTCAAGAGCAGAAACACTGACAGATGTTGCCAACTTAGCACTTGCGAGTGTTGGCGAGAAACTCATAGCAAATATTGATTCAGATGGAAGGATAGAGGGGATAGTCAATAACGTCCTTTGTGAGACTATTCGACAGGTTCAGAGCGAGATACAATGGGGAGAGCTTCGGACGATAGTTGAGCCGTCACAATTACCCGATATGTATCCTCCTGCACCAAGCTTTTTTCAGTACCAATTGCCTACCAACTTCATTGATGTTGTTGAGTTGTCATCCGGTGCTGATTGGTTTGTGGAGAATGGTATGTTGATCACCACAGATTCGGCCCCTATGCTAATCTACAAGAGGTACAGCGAGGAAGTCACTGAGTGGAGTGCCTACATGGTGGAGATGATCTACCGGAAGTTGGCTGTTAATATGGCGATGCACCTCACTCAAAACGCTCAAGTCCTCCAGGTTGCTCAGTCATTGTACAAGGAATCAGAACTCAAGAACCTCACCAAGTCATCCAATCGTAGGCGTAGGTTTTCTCAAAGGGCGCGAGGATACGGAAACCTCACTGCAAGAAGGTATAGTGGGAGATATTTCTGATGAAAATACCTAGAATGAGCTTCAACTCTGGAGAGATCGCACCTGTTTTATGGTGGAGATCAGACCTTCAGAAGTATGGATCATCCTGTGAGAAGATTGAGAACTACCTCAATTTGCCTCAAGGTGGCGTTCGTAGGCGATTCGGCACTACTCTTATCTCGAGAGTATCCGATAACACAGACGATGCTCGGATTATCCCTTGGGAAGTTGACAGATCCACGTACTTTGAGATGGTCTTTGTCGGCACATCCATCAAGATTTTTAATGCAAATGGAGGTCAAATTGAAGAAGTCGAGGACATCCCTTGGGCCGCAGAGGACTTTCAAGAGCTTTACTACAAGCAATCTTTTGACATCATGTACATCACTCATCCCGAATATCCACCGCAGAAGCTATCGCGAACTGATGGCCTAACTTGGGTGATTGAGGAGTTTCCTTTTGCACCTCCTCCCGTTGGTGATGTTAATCCTGATGATACAAATGATATGACCTTCACCAATACTGGTGGCGATAATTTTACGATCACTACTGTTGAGGACACTTTCAAGGAAAGTGATATTGGCCGAACAATCAAGGCAAGATATCAAGGGAGTCAAAGTATCTCCAATGATTATCATGACGCTTCTCAAGGTGTTGCCTCCGGATCAATCTACGCAAAAGGCGTTGTCACTATGCGTACTGAGGGTGGTCTTTGGGATGGCCGAATTGAGATGCAGACCTTAGATCCTGGAAAAACCGAGTGGGTAACTATCGGATCAGTCACTTCTGAGGATGGTAATCACAATGGAGAAATTATTAGAGATGTGGATAAGGTCGGTACTCAAGCAAGGATATTAATGGCCCAGAGAGGGACAGCTACCCCAGATGATACAGGGTGCAAATGGACTCTTGAAGTGAATGAAGTTCAATACGACTACTACAAGATCCTTACTTATGTCTCAGCGACAGAGGTGACAGCAGAGAGATACCTTGGCAGTAATGACGATAAAGTGACTAGTGAGTTTTCTTTTGGTGTATTCGGTGAGGATGAAGGATATCCCACATGTGTTGAAGTGCATGAAGAGAGAATGATGTTCGCAGGAGTGCTTTCAAAGCCTGCTACAGTTTACGGATCAAAGGTGAATGTATGGACAGACTTTTCCGGTGGTACACTGGCAACCTCCTCAGTCCAGTTCACAATGTCAGCCGATGTCAGAAATAGGACTCGATGGATGTCACCTGAGCAGTCATTGATACTTGGAACAGATTATGGTGAATGGGCCGTTGGCTCTCGTGATGGTTCATCTGCGCTCTCAGGCGAGAATGTAGTGGCTAAACGTCACACACAGCATGGCACAGAGCCTGTCCAAGCGATCACAGCGAGTGATATGACTCTTTATATTGAATCGGGAGGTAAACGTCTCAGAGCGATGCAATACAACTACACAGAGCGCGATGGATATATCTCTGTTGACATGAGCATCTTAGCTCCTCACCTAACTCAAGACCACAATTTAAAGCGTATGACCTTCTCAAGATCACCTGATCAGATAGTCTGGGCGATACGAGAGGACGGAGGATTGCTTGCATTCTCTTACGAAAGAGAGCAACAGGTCAGCGCGTGGAGCAGGCATCCATTCTCTGATGGTGGCCAAGTCATTGATCTCAACTCAATACTCACATCTCAAGGCGATGTGTTGAGTTTGTTGGTGAAAAGATCTGATGGGCTCTATTTTGAGACCATCACTCAGGACTCTCTTTGCTTTGACTGGCAGACTAGATATGAAGATGTTGACGCATCGGATGTTCTCACTCTTAAAGGCAATGAATCATTCAACGTCTACAAGGATAATCTCCTCGAGGATGATGATGCGTTCATCTCCAAGACTGAGGCAGTTTATATAAAAATACTTACCTCACCTACGGATCTCGTAATAAAATACGACAGCGAACAGCTTGAAGAGAACGAATATGTTGATGTTGGCGATAATCTGTACTTCCTGCCAAATGGCGAGGACAAGAGTTTGGTTGGAGTATTCGACTTCACCACTCCATTGACCGAGGGCGTTGATTATGTTTTGATCTACAAGAGCGACTGCCTAGTGATGGATATCCTCAATAGCACATACGATGTTGATGAACTAGTCATCAAGGACGATGCTGTGACTTTAACTGAAGGCACTGACTACTACAACATGAGCTCAGTCAATCAGTCGCTTATAACAAATGGCGCACTGGCTGAGGATATCACTGTTGAATACGAATCTGTTGAGCTTCTCAATGAGGATTTTGATGTGTTCGTCCCTGTGGCGCAGATAAACATGTCGAACTCCAATATCGGCACTTTCTATGTGGCGATTGAAATGGAGTCGGAATTGCGCACCACCTCAATTGATAACTCAGGACAGACTGGAGGG